ATACTCTCAACCATCTTATCGAAAGAATTAAAATCTACAACGAAGAAAACTTTAATTATGAGATAATAACTATTCAATTAAGAAAATGATAGAAGACGACTTTTTTGCTACTATTAAATTTAAATCAGGAGAAGAAATCTTTTGTAAGGTTGCTTCATCGGAAGAAGAAGATAAATTAATGCTTCTAATTGCTGATCCTGTTATTATAGCTGAGATCAAAGGACGCACGGGGGTCGTTGGATATAAAGTAGAACCTTGGTTAAAAACTACTAAAGATGATATATTTTTAGTTAATATAGAGGATGTTCTTACAATGTCCGAATCAAGTGATATTGAAATGATTACTATGCATCAACAATATGTAAAACATAATGATAAACATGGTGACGGTAGTAGTAAATATAAACTTAATAGAAAAATGGGATATTTATCAACTATTGATGAAGCTAAAAATGCTTTAGAAAAAATATATAAAGATAATTCTAAAAGCTAATATCCCTTGAACCTCCACAAAGGTTATTGTAACGCTATAAAAGAAACTTGTCAACTATTAGTGAAAGTGTTATAATATCTACATAATAGTGATAAAGACTCATGGCAATGATAAGACCTATGGCTAAAAGAAAAAGGTCAGAGCACTATGTAAATAACAAAGAGTTTCTTGCTGCTTTAATAAGGTATCGTGAGGATGTTGAGATTGCACGATTGCAAGATAAAACTAAACCAGTTATACCAAGGTATATTGGAGAGTGCTTCTTAAAGATTGCTAACCATTTATCATTCAAACCCAACTTTGTTAATTACATGTTTAAGGAGGACATGATCTCTGATGGAATCGAAAATTGCGTTCAGTACATACATAACTTTGATCCTGAGAAATCCCGTAATCCTTTTGCTTACTTTACGCAGATTATACATTATGCATTTCTCCGCAGAATACAAAGGGAGAAACGTCAATTAGAAATTAAGAATAAGATCATTGAGAAGTCTGGATATAATGAAGTGTTTGATGACAGTAATAAGATTGACGGAGACAATTTTTCGGAGTATAATTCAATCAAAGATGCTGTACATGCAAAACTTCGTAATTGATGGATGATATTGTAGTCATCGATGATTTTTTGAGTGAAGAAGAATTGGCAAATATGGCTTCTGCTTTCACTTATAAAAATGATTATTGGAAAATTCATGGTTCTAATCCTGTGGGATCTTCAAGGGTTGGAGATTTTGAAACCTCTTTTTTAAATAAACCTTTAATGGATAATGAATATTACACTTCTTATCTTTTTAATAAAATTAAAAAATTTTTTAATTATAATTATAAATTAGAGGATGTATATTTAAATGGACATGAGGCATTAAGACATGGATCTTTTCATACCGATTCTGATGCAGATAGAACAGTGATTCTTTATATTACTCCGTGGAAACCTGCATGGGGAGGATTCACCCATTTTATGAAATCTGAAAAAGAACATGCTGTGATTGCTCCTTTATTCGGAAGAATGATTAATTTTCGCTCCGATATTAGTCATAAAGCATATTCTTTTTGTAATCAAAATTGTCCTATGAGAGTAACAGCAGCTTTTAAATTAAAGTTATGAAGATAGCAATTATAACTGACCAGCACTTTGGGTGTCGGAAAAACTCTAAACTTTTTCATGATTACTTCTTAAAGTTTTATAAGAATGTTTTCTTCCCTACTCTGGAGAAGGAAGGTATTACTACGGTTATTAATATGGGTGATACCTTTGATAGTAGAAAGGGTATCGATTTTGCTGCCCTAACATGGGCAAAGGATAATTACTTTGATCGACTTAAAGAGATGGGTATTACTGTTCATACTGTTGTTGGTAATCATGACATATACTATAAGAATACAAATGATGTAAATGCAATAGATCTTTTATTGAGGGAGTATGATAATATTCCCATATATGAAGAAACAACTTCTATAGAAGTGGGGGGTTGTAATATTCTTCTTGTACCTTGGATTAATAAGGAGAATGAAGAAAAAAGTGTTGCTTTGATTAAAAAGTCAAGAGCATCTGTTTGTATGGGACATCTTGAGTTGAATGGATTTAGAGCCACACCAGGTCATATGATGGAACATGGAATGGAGTGGGATATATTTAAGAAATTTAAAAAGACATTTTCTGGTCATTATCATTGCAGATCAAATCAAGATAACATTTACTATTTGGGTAATCCTTATGAGATGTTTTGGAATGATGTAGATGATGAGAATAGAGGATTTCATCTATTTGATACAGAGACATTAGAACATATACCAGTCAATAATCCATATAGACTTCATAAGGTAATCTATTATAATGATCAAGATTATCAATTATTTGATGCACGGGAATTAGAGAATAAAATAGTAAAGGTAGTAGTAAGGAAAAAGAGTAATCAAGTAAAATTTGAAAAATTTATCGATAAGTTGTATAATGCTAATGTAGCTGAATTGAAGGTCGTGGAGAATTTTATTCTTCATGATGCAGAAAACTTTGAAGCATTTGAATCAGAAGACACTATTTCCATTCTTAATAGGTATGTGGAGGAAGCAGAGGTGGATCTTGATAAATCAAGAATTCAAAAAATGCTTCAAGACAATTATCAAGAGGCCTGTGAGTTGGTGTAATGTTTATACTAACTATGAATGGAAAAGAAAGGTCGGGAGCTTATGCGGTAGAAGATAAAATGGGAGGACACATTTTGTATATCTTTGAGGAAGAAGATGATGCTGATAGATATGCTATGATGTTAGAAGATGTAGGATATCCTTCGATGAATGTAGTTGAAGTTGATGAAGATTTAATGATGAAGACATGCCATATTCATGGGTATGAGTATGCCATCATCACTCGAAATGACATTGTAATTCCACCTGAAGAACATGATTATAAGTAAAGAACATTTTGCTCCTCCTCATACTCCTAAGAAAGACATATCTCTTCCTTCAATTCTTAGACCTTTTAAATGCGAACAGTTGGTGAGACTGGGACAAGATTATGATGGAGGATATATTGTCAATAGACGGGATGTAGAAAAATCTGATATGTTGATTAGTATGGGAGTAAAAGATGATTGGTCTTTTGAAATGGATTTCTCTAAGATTAATGATTGTGAGTTAGTTTCTTTAGATAAAGAATCACAGGTTTCTCGTGATGATGTGTTTTATAAAGGTCATCGTCAGATGGTTTATAAAAATATAGGATTAGAAGCATCAGAGGATATAATTCCTTTTGATCATATTATTAATCTTCCCACTAATAAAATATTTCTAAAAATGGATGTGGAGGGAGAAGAATATAAATTTTTAGATCTTCTAATTCAGAATAGTTATAAATTTTCAGCTATATGTATGGAATTTCATTATCTAAATGAAGCAAATAATTTTAATGACCTTATTAATTTTATTGGAAAGATAGATCATAGACTAGTTCATCTTCATCCTAATAATTGTGGGATGGCATTAGATAAATCTTTTCCGCATGTGATAGAATTAACTTTTACATCATCAGATAATACTACTTACGATCCCTCCTTGACTTTACCTCATTCATTGGATATGATATGTTGTCCTGAAGGAAGTGATTACCAAATAACTTTTTAAACCATGATTACATTTGAGAAGATTTGCTGGAAGAACTTTTTAAGTACTGGCAATCACTATAGTGAGATACAATTTAATACTCATGCCACTACTTTAATTGTAGGAACAAATGGTGCTGGTAAGAGTACGGTATTGGATGCTCTTACTTTTAGTTTATTTGGTAAACCTTTTAGAAAGATTAATAAGGGTCAATTAATTAATACTACTAATGAGAAAGATTCTAGAGTGGAAGTGGAGTTTTCTATTGGTGATATTGAATGGAAGGTAATAAGAGGAATAAAACCTAATACATTTGAGATCTGGAAAGATGGTAATTGTTTGAATCAATTCTCTAATGCCAATGATCAACAGAAGTGGTTAGAGCAGAATGTTATAAAAATGAACTATAAGTCTTTTACTCAGATTGTAATTCTAGGGTCAAGTACTTTTGTTCCTTTTATGCAATTGACAGCCACTCATAGAAGAGAAGTTATTGAGGATCTATTAGATATTAAAATATTTTCATCAATGAATAATTTGATTAAAGATAAGATTAAAGGTGTGAAGGATGAGATTAGAACACAAGAGTTAAAGAAAGAATCATTAAATGATAAAGTTAGGATGCAAAGTGAATGGATTAAGGAATTAGAATCAGAAAGTAAAGGAAGGATAGATGACAGTCAGGAAAAGATTACTACTCTTATGGAGGAGTCTGATGATTATGTGTCAGCGAATGAACAATTAGAAAATGATGTATTTGATCTTACTAAACACCAAGAGAAGGTAACAGGTGCTACAGAAAAGTTACGTGAGTTGGGAAACCTTAAAGGAAAAATATCTAATAAGGTAGCAACGATTACTAAGGAACATAAGTTCTTTACAAAGAATACGGTTTGTCCTACATGCACACAGGCCATCAACGAAGACTTCAGAATAAATAAAATTAACGATGCTCAAACTAAAGCAAAGGAGTTGCAATCTGGTTATAAAGAACTAGAGGAGGCAATTAAAAAGGAAGAAGAGCGAGAGCATCACTTTACCAAACTATCCAAGGAGATTACTAACCTAACGCATGGCATTTCTAAAAACAATACTCGCATCTCTGGGTGTCAACGGCAAATCAGAGATTTGGAATCGGAAATTCAAACTCTTACCGATAAACTTGCAAACAGAAATACTGAGCATGAGAAACTAGAATCTTTTCAGACTAAGTTAGCAGAGACATATGAGGCATTAGCCTCTCAAAAAGAAACCATTCAATACTATAACTTTTGTTATGGATTACTCAAGGATGGTGGAGTTAAGTCCAAAATCATAAAGAAGTATTTGCCCCTGATCAATCAGCAGGTGAATAGGTATCTTCAGATGATGGACTTTTATATTAACTTTACATTGGATGAGGAGTTCAACGAGACTGTACAATCTCC